GCTTTATCGAAAGTAATATTTTTAATTTTACTTCCATCACTTAATTCATATAATATAATATCTTGTCCTTCTGTGATTACTTCAATATTATTAGATAAAGTATTATTTATATAAATCTCAACTAAAAGGGGATTCTCTGTAATATTGCCAACAGAAATATTTAAACTTGCATTAATAACTTCATCGTATTGATGTGAATTTATATAAATTGTTTGATTTTGAGGAGCATTTAATAAATTAAATTCTTTACTTATTGAACTATCATTGAATTCTGTCTTTCTAAAATAAGAAATATTAATTGTAAACTGTGCATTCGGACTTCCACAAGTATAATTCATCCCATAATCCGGATGATCAATATCTACACAAACCGTCGATGCTCCAGTTATATTTGTTGTAATGTTTATTTGCTTACCTAGTTCTATTGTTAAATTCCCGCTTACTGATATTGTCGCCGCAGATTCATTTTCTCCATACCAAAAAGGATCCAGGTATTCTTTACCTACTCCAAGTCCCCATTTAATCACATCGTCTGGATTCTCTTTTAATCCTACTAACATATAATCTTGACAACTATACCTCGCAAATCTATGAACATATAATCTATCTTTTAGTGGTTTAGTCGCATCCGTGAAGTTTTCATATCTCCAACCTGCTGTTGAATGATCAACCCCTAAAGGAATAAGGATCTCTTTTTTAACCCGCCCATCTTTAAAAAATATCCAATAATCTTTTATCGTCGGTGAGAAATCCATTTTAATCTCATCTGAATTATAAATGTCATAATTATCTGGTCCTAAGTTACAAATCTTCCCATAAGAAACACATGGATCTTCGGGCGTACCCAAACAAAAATCATCAGAACCAGTAATCTCAAATCCTAATGCCATTAAAACAAAAAATAAGGAAGTGACTGTTATAATCGCACCCCCGGCTATTTTTGCGTACTTGCTTGTTTCTGCTCCCAGATAAATTCTTTTATTTCCCATTATGCATTCTCGTTTGATTGAACAAGTTTAATCGTCCAGTCTATTTTAGTACTTTGCCCCTCATTAAAGGTTGAGTTAAAATCGAATATCTTCACTTTGATTGATCCCCTCAAATCATCTACAAAAGCCAATGGATATCCGGCCTGAACGTCCTGATGGCCTTGTATTAATTCCTCAACCGAATCAATAAAAGTTTTCAATGCTGCAACATCTGCCCCTATATAAATTCCAGTTAGAGTTATAATTTTAGTCGTTCCCCCATAATCAAAAACGTCAGTCTCATCTGAATCAGATAAATATAAAGGCAGAACCGTCAGTATAGCTTCTTTCCTACAATCATTTTCTACGATGATTGCGCTCGATCCATCGTGCAATGTTATCCCACCCAATGTTGTATTGCTCATAAAATTCCCCTCTTCTTTAATTCCATTTCTGTCATTCTCCCCGCGCGCCTAACAATGGCATCCATGTCGATATCTTGAGAAATTCCAGAACTTGTTATTTGAAATGTCGGCCTAAAAACCATACTTTTATTATTTGTTTGTCCCCTGGGTATAACTTGCTCGCCTCGATGTAATTTATACATTCCATCACTTGGTACAAACGGAGTCCCAGTCGCATATCCATCATCATTTCCACCACCCCAACTCCAAATGCTTTTTACTTTGCTCCAAAGCCAATCTCCAAAATTATGTCCCCAACTCCAAATACTTGTTACCTTACTCCAAACCCATGATCCAAAATTCCATGTCCAACTCCAAATCGTTTTTAATTTCTCCCACAACCATGATCCAAAATTCATCACATAATTCCAAACTGTTTTTAACATCATCCAAAGCCATCCTCCAAAATCCATCATATAATTCCAAACTGTTTTTACTTTCTCCCATAAAAATCCTCCAAAGTCCATCGCATAATTCCAGACGCTTATTAATTTCTCCCACACCCATCCACCAAAATCATACATCCAATCCCAAATGCTTGTCAAATTATTCCACACCCAATCAGCAAATCCTTTTATTTGTTCTCCTAACGCTTTCCAATCTATTGTTTTTAACAATCCTATCAACCCACCAATTAATGCTCCGGCGCCTGCCCCGAATAATGTCCCAATACCAGGGAATATCGATCCTATCCCGGCCCCAATTAATGCCCCTGCACCGGCCCCTGTGCCTGCCCCAACAACTTTTTCCCCAACTCCGGTTCTTGTAAATTTCAACCAACTAACTGCCATCTTCATTAACCATACAGCAAGTGGTCTCAACATCGATGCCAAAAAATCTCCAAAAGGTCTGAAAAATATAGAAAGGGCTCTCCCAAAAATACTAAAAATTCCCCTCAAATAAGGAGATGATTTTTTAAGTACTGACAAAATACCGACCGCGACCGCAGTAAGCGCTCCTAATTTTAAAACTAATCCCTTAAGTCCTTTAGACATTCCACCAATTGCTCCTGCTTCGCCCCCACCTTCCTTACTTTTTCCAAGTCCAATAGACTTATACACTTTCTCGATTTGATTTGCTATACTTTTCCCAATTACGTTTCCAACTTTCTCTCCCTCTTTCCCACCTTTTAAAGTGATTGGAACTTTTATCTCAAATCCTGCCATTTTATTTATTCAAACTTAATTTTTCTTGTTTCTTAAGTTCTTGCTCAAACTCTATGAAGTATGCCATCCTATCATATGGAAGATTGTCCACCTGCTCCGGAGTATAATTAAACCGATTTGCGAAAAACCAATAAATAAATTCGGTTGATATCTCCGGATCGTCCAGGTAATTCCCTTTTATGCTTTCACGGATTCTGAATTTTTTTTTTCAGTAGGTTCTGCAAATTCGTTGTACTCATTAAACAAGTAATCAGATACTTCGCAAGGGATTATTTTAATCCCAGCAACCGTCGTGTCGAACGGCGCTTCTACTATTGCCTTTGATAAAATCTTCTCTTGAATTTCAGTCTCGTCAACTTTTATCTGCGGTTGTCCGCCCAATATTGTTGTCTTAGTGCATTCACTTCTGATTTTATTTCTTGTACCGGTATCTAATTTTCTAATTGTAATAAATACTTCTTCTCCATTAATTGTCAAAGGAATTTTTTTTGTTTGTTCAACTATACGATTCTTCGCATCTATCTGCAATTCTGGTATCTTCCTGTCTTCCATCTTACGTTATGTTAGTTGCCGCCGCAGGTGCCGTCTGAACATCATTCGTATAAATGATATTTGTGCATGCCCGAGCCCAACCAGTTACATCTTCTTTCACAACTTCTCCAACGTTCTGTGGTAGTGTTTCTTCATTAAGATGAATTCCTGTCAAATTGATATCCAAAATATCTCCATCGTCGTTTGTGAATGTTAGTTCGAGTGTTGCGATTTCTGTACCGCTTCCTGCATCTGGTGCAGTCGCCGAACTTGTTCCATTCATGAAATATGTCAACAAATCTGTATAATCATTGAACGCTGCCGTCATTGTGAAATTGTACTCTCGATTTTTTGCGACCACTCCAGTCATGAATCTACTACCAACCCCATAGACAGGTTCTGCATTTTGAACTATTGTCAATTCAAAACTCTGAACTGCCGCGATAGTTGTCCCGTCAGGCATCTCGATTGATCCATGCGCGAATGTGAATATTGGTTCTACATCTGGTATATCTGATGTTTTGGTTGTTCCAAGATTCTCATATCTATAAGTTCCTTCAAGACTAAACTTTAAAGCCTCATTTACTGCCGCGCTGATTGTACAGGTGTTTATCACACATCCAATCAAATCACTCGCGAAGTCTGTAGTGCCTAACTCGAAACTCGTTGTTGTTGAAAAACTTGGCAATATATTCGCTTCAGTATAAGTGTGAGTGTATGCTCCGGTTGTTCCTCCGTCTGCATTTGCTCCCAAAACTCCCAACATCCAATAAGCGTTTGAAAGTGCTCCATTGATTGTGAATGTTCCGCCGAATTGTTTATTGATTGTTGCCGTTGCGTTTCGGGCCCCGACCCCATAAATTCTTTCTGCGTTGTTGCTTCTCGATATAGTTACTTCAACTCCTTGTCCGAATGGTACCTGGGTTTCATCTGATTTAGTATGACTCGCTGGTGCTACCAGCCAACCATCCATATCTTCAAATGCGTATAAACAAACTGATCCTCCCCCTCCAATAAAATTTTGTGCCATGGTTTTTTTAACCTCCTGTGTTATTTAGTTTAATTGTTTTCTTTCGAATTTTACTATCCTTCTTATCTTCCCCTTTAATCTCGCCCACAGGTTTGTTTTGGGCGACTTTTTTGGGTTTTATGAGTCTATCTGCCGCCTCTCTTGTAATTTCTCCTTTTGCTACTTTGGTCATTAGTAATTTTAATCTTTTTTTATCCATTTTATGAACTAGTATCCACGCAGAATTTTCCCACGAGGTCGATATTTTTTTGCATAATCTCGCTTTTTTTATCCGGACTATCGATCGTTGGCCCAATCGATACTGGTTTAACAAATTTCAAATAATAAAAATCTGTCGCATTGTTCACGTATAAATCTTTAATTGTTTGAATGTACCCATCTATATCATCAGAATTGTCATCATAAACTACGATCGTAAAGGCCACATCTGAAATAAATTGGGATCCTCCGATCCCAAAGGCATCCATACTCACGTTTAAAATATCTAATGCTATTCTTGGAAATGAACTTATTGTTAAATCATCCCTTGGGAAATCTGGGTATATTTTGTCGCCCGTCCCAGCATCGTAACCTATAGTATATGCTCCAGATTGAGAACTCACAAAAGAAATAACACCAGTAAGAAAATTAACAGTGTATTCTTCTCCATATTTTAATGTAATTCCTCCAACGACAACACTTCTTATATTTTTAACAAAGGTTGGATTATTCCCAAGAGTATGTGTGTCATCGCTTGAAAATGTTCCCGTATCAGAATAAGTGGTCATCCCTCGTTGCCCAATGGTGAAAATATCCTGATTCCTTAAAAAATTCAATTGCTCTGTTTTTATGCTTTGAATGTTCATCGTATATTTATTAGTTGTTTATTTTCGTTGAAAATTAAAATATTTTGTGGATTAAATAATGTTTTAATAAACATCTTCATTTGGAAATGTGTTTTCCAATGTTTCCTATTTTTATTTGCCAATGTATTATGTTTAGAGCAAAGTGTAATTAAATTCATCGGGCTATTATTCTCCTTATTATAATCAATATGATGGACACCTATTTTTCCATTACAATTTTGACAATCAGATTGACATTTAAAACCATCTCTTTTTTTGATTGAATTTCTAATCTTGACAAATGTTTTAGAATATCCATTATAGCCAGTCCCATCAACATAATTCCAATGGCTTTCCCCAGAAGGACTCCTTTGATGACCTTTCTTAAAACTTGTTTTATTTGGTTTCGTAAACCCCCTGGTCCCCTTATTCCATGCTTTTTGCCCCAAATGAGATATCCTCAAATTGTTAATATGCTCTTTTGTGAGTTTAACTCCTATTTTAGAATTACTTATCTTTTTTGCCCTTTCCTTATCTTGACTAATTTTTAACTTTGTTGCCTCGGTATGATGTCCCCATTTGTTCGGTATACCAAATTGTGGATTCCCCTCGCCAGATTTAAATTTTCTATTATGCCCATGAATATAATTGTTTCCAGAATTAACTTCTCTTTCACATCCGCACTTGCATTTATTATTGTTCATCCTCTTGGATTCCTGCCACTTGGCCATTAATCATCCAACGATCTTCACTCCCTGTTCCGATCGCTGGGGATTATGTTATCTTTCTAAATTTATCAAAGTATTTAAGTATTGTTGCTCAACGACTAATCTCTTCAATAATTATATTTTTGAGTTTATTCATGATTGTATTTCTAACAAATGGATTTGGTCTGTTTCCCGGGTGCCTAACCTTTTTAGAAAATATTATTTTTTTATCTATTTTAAATTTTAATGCCTTTTTTGTTTTTGGCGTTATGATATGCGGAGGACATCCAAACTCTACCCATCTTCCATAATCAACCATGCCAATAATTATTCCCTCATTTGTGGCAGTCACCTTAATTGAATTTTTTAAACGTCCTGTATCCACCGGCACAACCAATATTAATTCGTTCTGCATTCTTCTCGCAATATTTGGCATTGCTTTATTAAGTAATTCTTGAACTTCATTCATCTTCTATAAAAAATAATGTTACAGTCTTAAACATAACCGTCCCATCAAAATTTCGAGGACTTACGGTGTCCACTCTGTATACTTTAGAATCATAAGTTATCTTATCATATTTGTTTATTGTTTGCGCAGGCGTTGTAAACATCTTTGCATCATACACTTCATCTAAACCAGCCTTATCCAATGTGAAACTTTTATTTGGATTCTCAAACACAACCTCTATTGTTGCATCTGTCCCGTCGGTATATGTTTTGTTTCCATGGAAGTCAGTTGTCATTGTGACTGGGGTTCTAACGGCAACTACCCCAAAGTCGCTCAATGGTCCATTTACAAAATCAGAAGAAACACCCTCATCTTGTTTTTGGTAATAGTTAACAATCACCGTCATATCATCCCAAAGAGGATTAAGGAATGTTATTATCGTAGATGCCGTTAGATGAGAGACTGTATATTCTACATCTAACGCAAGTGGCAATCCACTAGCATAAACTAAAAATCCTGGCTGTTCTGTTATTCTAGTATTAGACAATGTTAAAACCCTATCTGAATCCCCAGAACTACCCGAACAATCGGCTCCGGTACCATTAAATGTTTCTATCTCACTGACCATGTTATTTTAATGTTATTAGATTTTATATATTTAATTGTTTATCAAAATACATCAAACCAACTCCCTCCTATATTTATTTTTGCAGAAATTATATCTTTCCAAACTCCGCCAACATTTATCTTCATCTCTGATATTTCTTTCCATCCTCCTCCAATGTTTATCTTAATTACATCTACATTGCTTGGGCTTGCTGATGCTGATGAAGATTCTGAACTATTGGGACTAACACTCAAACTTTCTGAAGATGATGGGCTTACTGAACTGCTTGGCGAAATGCTTGGCGATTCGGAACTACTTGGCGAAATACTTGGGCTTACACTTGGAGATATTGAACTAGACGGGCTCTGACTTAACGATTCAGACGAACTCGGCGATACAGATGATGATGGACTAATGCTTAAACTTTCGGAGGAACTTGGCGAAACGCTTGGGCTTTCACTTGGGCTTTCTGATGGGCTAACACTAGGACTAACCGATGAACTAGGGGAGACACTTGCACTCATTGATGAACTAGGACTAATGCTCGGCGATTCGGAACTGCTAGGTGAAATGCTTGGGCTTTCACTTGGTGACTCGCTCGGGCTAACAGAACTAGACGGACTTACTGATAGTGATTCCGAGCTTGATGGACTTATACTTGGCGACACGGATGATGATGGCGAAACCGAACTACTCGGGCTTATTGATGGCGATTCGGAACTACTCGGCGACACGCTTGGTGATTCAGATGGTGATTCAGAACTTGATGGGGAAACCGAAGGGCTTTCTGATGAACTTGGGGAAATACTAGGCGACTCTGAACTACTAGGTGAAACGCTCGGCGATTCGGAACTAGATGGACTAATACTTGGTGACTCGCTCGGAGAAACTGAACTACTAGGTGAAATGGATGGACTCTCACTCGAAGATGGACTGATTGAGGAACTTGGAGAAACCGACGGCGATTCTGATGATGATGGAGATATACTTGGGCTCTCACTTGGGCTCTCACTTGGGGATTCGCTCGGGCTAACACTCGGCGACACGCTTGGTGACGTTGAACTACTAGGCGAAATACTTGGGCTTACCGAACTTGAAGGACTTTGGGATGGACTCTCAGAACTACTAGGACTAATAGAACTACTAGGACTAATGCTTGGCGATTCGCTCGGAGAAACGCTTGGAGAAACTGATGGAGACATACTAGGGCTTATCGATGAACTTGGGCTAACGCTCGGGCTTTCTGCTGCAAACGGATAAGCAAGTGCATTTCCAGAATTATATAATTGAGACACTTCTACAGGACTTAAAGCCCTATTCCAAATCCCTATTTCATCTAATTGCCCATCAAATTCATAATAAGAAGCGCCAAAAATCCCAAAAGTAAAACGACTCAAATAATCATCAACATTATAACCAGTCGTTACTCTTGCAGTTGAAACTAACTCATCTCCATCTAAATAAATTTTAACATGAGTTGAATTTAAAACACCAACAAAATGATACCACTGACCATTATTCAAAGACTGAGGAGAACTAACAGCGGGCTGAGTTATTTCATCAGAAGTTTTAACAGAAAACCTTATAGTTTTATCTGTATAATAATGAAACTGAAAAATAAAATCAGCCTGAGTAATACCATCCGCCTGAGCAACAAAATAACCACGAGTATCAACAAAAGAATCAAAATTAACCCAAACAGAAACACTTAAAGCACTATTACCAGAAACAACAGGAACATCACCAAAATCAACCCTATCATTTGATGACCCACCAGTAAAATCAAAAGCAGTATTTATTTTACCAGAAACTT